CGAGTCGTTTACGCAGCTCCCCGTAAACTTTGATGGTCTTCATGCCTCAAAGCACAGGCTGTACTTTTGCCATAGTACCCGCCGTTAGCGAAGTAGACATCACGACTGCTGAGCCTGCCTTGCACATGATGGAGAATCTGCTGCTCACCTAAATAGATAGCCGCATGGTTTGGCACAGGTGACTGCAGATTCATCAACAACGCATCACCACGCTGCAGATCCTCAATTGGGATCTTGTGGAAGCCCTCCTTCTGAAAATTTTCTAGGTAAAGGTTTTGCCCCTGATGCCACCAGTTATCACGGCGCGGGTAATCGCGAAGTTCTAGGCCCCATTCCCTTTGATACCAGTCACGACACAGTGCATAGCAATCAACCACGCCATGCACAAACTCACGTCCTACATAAGGAAGTTCGAAACCCTCTGGCTCGCAGTAGCCCCATTCCCTTGTGTTTGGATTGACAATAAACCAAGGCAGTCCTGACTTTTCACAAGCCACACGATCAGCAACAGATGGGGCTGGGTTGGTTTGTGGATGGCTATGCACAATCGCGACGACCTCGCCTTTTTCCTCTACTTCGTCCCAACCATCCAGCACAAAATGCTCATCAGGCGTATCGGCGATGTTTTGACACCAGAAGTAACGCCTGCGGCCTTTGACTACAGCAATCAGTCCACAGCATTCAATAGGTGAGTCATGAGTCGCGTGTTCAAGAATTTGTTGTCGAAGCGACTCACTTAGTTTCATTGAATCAGTCCTGCACCTGGGAACGAACCAAACGGCAGTTCACCGTTTTGTCCAAACCGTAGCTTGCATGAGGAAATACGCTTGCCGCACACATCCTGAGACAAAGACGGAACAGTGTTCCCATTTACATCAAAGAAATTACTACCTGCGTAGCCACACTCAGCACTGCGATAGATCCACTGACAGGTATTGGCAACGATTTGACGTTTTGGAAGTTTCTGTCCTGTCAGATCAAATGCACTTGACAGCTCAAAGGTCACAGCATCTCGGTTCTCTGTTGCCTTGCGAGAAATTCTCCAAATTTCATCTGGGAACTTGGCATTAGGGTCGGCGCTGTTTTCACCGTCGAGGTAACGCTTCAAAGTACGAATGCGTTTGACGGTTGCACCTGTTAAGTCATTGCCTGCAGTCGTTTGATTCACCAGAGCTAAAACGGTGGTCATGTTGCCGTCAAGGTTGGCAATCGTAAGCCTTGGCTGCGGCAAAGCACCAGCTGAACGCAACTCAAAGCCATCTGCTTCTACAGGCATTCGCGCATAACTATTCCCATCCCACACAATGTTGCCTGTCACAGCAGCATTGCTCCCTGCATGAAAACGATAAACGTCAGAACTGCCGTGCAGTGTGCTGTCTAGTTGCAGCTCAAACAGTTCAATGATTGCACTAGGCGCTAGAGCAGAAACGTCTTCGTAAACGCTGCTAATCGCAGTCCAAACACAAGTATTGTCTGTGATTGTGCTGCCGATATCAGTCGGCCAACTTGGCTCACTGCTGGCTGAAGTACCAGCTGTTGTACAGCGAAACCACAGGCCAGAAGCTTGTTCTGTCGTGGCCCTGCGTATATCACCAAGAGAGAAGGCGGTGCTGGCGGCCCAAGCTGCTACTGCCATTACGGTTCAAATACCTGACGGAACGTAGCGTTTATGGTTGCCAAGTTGGCATATGGGATTGTCTTTGACCAACTTGGACACACCCACTTGTAGCTTGTAGAAGAGCCTGGAGGTTGCCATTCAAAAGCAGCCCCATCATCTGCACGAGCATCCAAAAATGTCTCAATCGTGTCTGAGTCAGCCTCAGTTATGTTCTGAAAAACTAAAATCCACTCTTTTGGGTTTTGCTGAATTCCGTACTTCAGCCTGACCTCGTAGCCGTCCCCAAACTGCACACGTCGGAGTTTTGGCGCACTGAGTTTTTGCGCGTTGTAGTTCGGTTCAATATCAGGGAAAGTTGCCATGATCAGACTCCAGCAAGCAAGCCACCAGGGCGCTTCTGCTTCAAGATTTCAGTTTGAACAGCAGCGCCAATAGCTTTGCCTAGTTGTGCCGCTTGTCTGCTGTCACCTTCCACTGAAGACCCTGAAGCATCAACACTGACATTTACAGTAGTCGTTCCGCCACCAGAAGCCTCAACTCCAAGACGCCCAGAGCTATTGCGACGTAGTGGCATGATGGCTTCAGGACCAGCCTCACCCATGAGACCAGCACCGTTAGCCATTGGGAAGAGCGTTGGCTTGTTTACAACGCCGCCGTACGCAAAAGGAACAATTTTGTTTTGAGCAAAAACACCACCGTCAGCAAAGCCGAGGAATTTGCCGAGTCCTGTTGGTGCCAAAAATGTTGAAAGAGTTTTTAGGAATGCAGCTTTAACAATCATTCGGCCTAAGTCACGCAGAACCGAAGCAGTAAATTCACGGAAGCTGTTTTTACCAGTTACAACAAAATCAGCAAAGGTATCGCCAAGCTCAAACACAGCACCTTGCAAACGTTCGCGGATGGCATTTTTTAGATCTAATACGTTTTCAAGTTGTTCCTTGAAACTCTTCTTGAGATCGCCTGCTCGGTCAATAATTGTAGTAAACGCCTCAATGATTTTATCCAATTTTTCTGCAAATTCTTCACTGAGAATGGCAGCCTGCCCAAGCGCTTCCTTAAATCGTTCAATTAACTGTTCTCGCAATCGATCTGCGTCGAGTTGCAGCTTTTGCTCTTTCGTTATTTCACCAAGCTTGAGACGAGCGTCGTCGTACATCTGATTAAGGGAAAGATTCGCCAGAGCTATACGCCGCAGTCGCACTTCCTCTTGCTCATCGAGACGTTGTTTTGTAATAGCAAATTGTGCCCTTGCCTTCTCTTGCTCAAGCAATCGCAGATTAGGCCCAAGCTTTTTCTCGGCAATCTCTGCTAATCGAGCATCACGAGTCAGCTCAGCGACCTTGAGCTTGTCACCAGCTTTTTTTGCATTGAGCAGGTTTTGCTCAATCTTGAGACGTCTAGCTGAGATCTCTCTAGTCTTCGATCCGTCTTCTTCTTCTGCAGTTGGAGGCTTGAACTTAGTCAGAGGGCTGCCATCAGCAAGGCTAACGGCCTTGCCAGAGACCGCGTCATACTTGATGCCAGCAACTGTATAAAACTTGGTCTTGCCATCCTCGGTGAACTCAAACCCACGCTTCTCCAAAGACAAACGTGCTTTATATGTTCTGCTGATTCTTTGAAGTTGTTTTTCAAGCCGTTTTACCTCTTTGTGTAGCGTACGCGCCTCCCGACCTGTTTCTCTAAAACCAGTTGTAGTGCCTTCTAACTTGCCCCTAACTTCAAAGAGCTTCAGAGTCAGTTGTCGCTGTGTATCTTCAAGTTCTTTAGTAGTACCAGCACCTTCATCTAACAGTTTATTAAACTCAGCTTGCTCGCGTCGACTTTTAGCAATCGCAAAACCAAGAGCAGTTACACCAGCAGCAAGAGCAACGTAAGGATTAGCAAGCGCAATTAAATTCAGCTTTGTCAAGGCAGCCGAGAAAATTGCAGTGGCAGTAGTCCCTTTAGCCAGAGCAATAACAAGACTGACACCAAGGCCAGTAACCAAAGCGGGCAGCTTTAAAGCAGCAATAGCAACGCCAGCCGCAGCAAAACCAATTGCAAGCTCCTTTAAGTTTTGAATGACAACCACAATGCCCTTAGTCATTGCTAAGAAGGCTTGAGCTGCAGCCTCGGCCCCAACAGTCAGAGCAGGGATTGAATCCCTAATAAATTCACCAAATACTTCTTGCAGCTCTGCGCCAATTGGCTGAATAGAGTCACCAATTGACAGTTTCATGTCATTGAATGCAATCTGCAGCCGTGCGCCTGCGTCCTCAGTTGATGCAGCCATCTTCAGAGCTGTCTGACCGTATTCAGTCCCTAGCAACTGAACAAAATTCATCAGCTCGTTCAAGCCAACAGAGCCTTCTTTCAGAAGCTTTTGCAGCTGAGGCAGGCTCAACTCATTTGCCTTGGCAAACAAGGTGACAGCGCCTGGTAAGCGCTCACCCAACTGACCAGAAAGTTCTTCTGCACTGACCTTGCCCTTGGAGAAGACTTGCACCATTGCAGTAATGGCACCTTGCACATCCTGTGCCCCGCCACCAGTTGCCTTAATGGCCTTAGTTATGTTTTGGAATACCAAACCAGCGTCAGTTACCTCGCCACCTGCACCTTTAACTGCAGCTGTCAGTCGGGTAATGCCTGCAATCGCAGTCTCCTGCGGGACATTAAGATTGCGAACTGCATCCTCAGCAATTTGCAGCGCTTGGGCATAGCTGAGTTGACTTCCTGCTACACCTTGCAGTGCAATTTTTAGTTTTTCAATTGAAGCTGTGTAAGTCGCGGTCTCACCAATTGCTTGTCGCAACTGACCAACCTGCGCACCAATAGCGCCGCCGACAATAGCTCCACCTGCCCCGCCAATAGCACCTATACCAGCACCAATCGCGCCCTCAGGGCCGCCAAAGACGCCTGCACCAGCAATCGTGCCTGCAATTTGCGCACCAGCCCTTAGGCGACTACCTCTTCTGCTAGAGACACGCTCAAGCCTTTTTTCAAGGCGTTCAGCCTCTCTTGTGGCTTTGACAAAAGCAGCACTACCAATGTCAACTTGACTGGCAATGCTTCGCCATGCCTCGCTGTAATTACGAAGCTGGGCGACTGTATTAGTGCCAGTCTGCTGCTGCAAACGTGCGAGCTTTTTGCCGAACTGGTTAAAAGTCTTATCAGCTAAATTGGCTTGCTTGCCAATGTTCGTAAGGCTGCGCTTGAGCGTCTCTAGACCTTTAGCACCTGCAACGTCTACCGCAATTTTCAGTTCGGTAGTGACGTTGGCCATTAGTCAGACTTGGAGTTGAGTGAGGACAGGACCCGTGCTTCCATCAACTGCAAGCCCTCAAGCAGGTTTGCAGGATCTTCTACTAGATAAATTTTACAGAGCCATTGCAGCACTGCATAGTCAAGACCGATGACTCCATTCATGCTTACACGCCACTGTGTCTGCATCCTTATGAACATGCAGACGATATCCCAGTTTTCCTCCCAAACGTAAAACTCAGCCTCCTTTTGTGCTTTACGCATCGCGTTGATTTCACCAGGGTCCATACCCCGTTCCATTAACGCCTCAGTGCTCTCCTCAAAAACACCGCCACCCTCACACCAGTGAGTGGCAGCGTCTTCTAGTTTTTTGCTTGAGCGCCAAGAATGCTGTCAGAGAAAGCTGTGATCAGACCACGCAAGAAATACGGGTCGTCAATCAAATCACGCTTGGCGCTGTCGTCGTAGGGAAACTCTTCCCCATCCTCATCTTGAATGCCTTTCCAGCCAAGAAGAATTGCTTCGACAAGCGCCTCATCGCCTTCCTCAAGCAACTCATTGAACTCGTTACGTCCAAGTTTCTTGAAGGTTGCGGTAAAGGTTTCTTCCTTGAAACGACCCTTCTCAGGCACAGAGACCTTGACGGGCCATTCGTAAGAAGAAACCTTGCGTACCTTAAAAGGCATAAATCAAGTGTATGCGATTGAGATTTCGTCGTTGCCCGACGAACTAGGCACCATCGTAGTAGGAATGTTCAACATCACAATCCCCGTATCTTCAGAATACGTTGGGTTACCAAGTGACAATCCAGTAGCTGGTGCAGTCAACGTGATGATGTTGCCAGCTCCGCCACTATGAACGATGCTCAAGTTGCCTGCAGTGCCTGCAACTGACAGTGCAAAGAAATCCTTAGTAGAAAGAGCAGGAGCTTCAATCACAAAGTTTGCAGTAGCTGCACGGTCGACAATCAGCACCTCTTTGGTGGAGTTGACCAGTTCCCTATAGACCACTTCATTGCCAAGGTCAATCTCAGCAGACTGCAGCGCCAGGCCAGTTGCAGAGAAGAGAGTGAAGGAAGTCGTGTTGGTGTCGTTGAAGATTACTGGGTCAGCCTGATTAGAAATCGTAAGTGACGGGTCAGCAGTGTCAGTAGGAGCCACATACTGCCCTGTCATGGAAAAGTTGTAGACAGGGATTTGGTTTGCGTTGAGGGAGATCGTAAAAGTCCCTCGGCAACCAGTCACCTTATGGCGAATGCCATCAGTGGAGTAGTAGATCGTGCAGCTAGAAAAGCTGGCAGAAACAGGTGCATAAGTGACTGAGGTGTTAGCCACAGTCGTGGCGCTCATGCCGCAGCTCTTGAGGATCGGATCGTACTTAGGTGCAGTGCCTGCAGTACCAGACCCTGCGTACTCGATTTCAAAGTTGACGTTTACACGAGTATTGGCAATCAATTGCGGGCTGTTGCCCAGATAGGTCCGCACCAAATCGCGAGACAGCACTTCGGACTCAGCAGGGCTGATTTCCAAATTCCTGACTTGGATTGCGTTATCAGCGCCAGTTGGAGAACTGTCGCTCCCGTAAGAAGACTCAATCTTCGCGAGGATCGTCCTCTTGCGATAAAGCTTGGCCATCTTTTAAGGCTCCAGATGAGGGCAGAGTTTCTTGCATCAGTTTAAGCTCCCCTGTCTCTGCGTCAAAAATATAAGAACCACCAGCTCCTGGATTCGGAACAGAAAGTGGCGCTTGTTTTTTGCTGCGAGCCATGATCTTAAGTTGATGTCAGGTCAACACGGTCAGACCGATACTTGACTAGATAATCCATGCTAACAACTGTCAAAGGCACGTCAGCCTCGTACAACTCAAATTCGACCCGATCAGCCTGTGTATCTAATGCTGTTCCATTCATAGTTGGATCATTCATGATTTTGCTATGAACTAACTGGGTAAACTCGTCAGCTTTGTCATCCAGTGAATTGTCTCGCACGACGACCATTACACGAAACCGCAAAAGCCACTGCAGTTGGGTGTAGACAATGCCGTCGTTAGGCTGATCACTTACAGGCTCGACGATGATTGCTGGAGCCTCACCACGAGACAGTGGCTCAACACGACTTCTGTAAACAGTCGCAGTCGTGATGGTATCAAGATTCGTTTTGACGCGAGCAAGAATAAGTTCTCGGCGTGTGTCAGCCATCAGTCCTTACTCAGCAACAGAACAGAAAAAACGCCATCGTCAATGACCCTGTTCTCTCTACAGGTGTAATTCTCAGAGTTCACTACAACAGTGGTGCCGCGAGCGACGCTGCTCACCTTAGAAGTCTCAGCAATAAGCTCATACTCCCGACTTAGAGCAACGCCGCCTGCGATCACTTCAACAGGCGAATCAAGGACACCGACGAAAGTCGTACCACCAACAGAGCAGTCGAGACCGAACTCGTCAGTGTTGAGAAAACCGTCAGTGTCGTTGATTGGCATGATCAGCCGTACTTCTTGGAACCGAGAGCGACAACGCTCAGAGCGCCAGCGCCAGTACCACCAGCGACGGTGATTACAGCACGGATGTAACGCTTGACCTCATCGCTGTTGATGCGAAGGGTCTCGGTCAGTGCTGTGTTTGCAGTGGTAGTGGTGAAGGCCAAGCCAGAAACATCAGCAAAGGTGCTGTTGTCTGCAGAGTCTTGGATCTTCACGGCATAGGTAATGCCAGATCCACCAGCTTCGGCGTCAAGCACAGCCATGATGTCGCCTTCGTAATCAACGAGGTCAACACCAGTGCGGTTAGCAGTGGCGGTAACTACATCACTTGCCGAGAGTGACAAGAGAGTGGTTTTAGTGCCCAAATTTTGGACAGTCATGATTTGGTCCTCCTGCGGGAAGTTGCTTTAGGTTTTGCCTGGGCCTTAGGCATAGGGCACTCCACGGGTGCCGCCTCAGGTTTCGGTGCGGGCTCCTCATAGACGATGGCCGCAGCCTGTCCGATAAGGATTTGTGCATCCGCAAGGGAAGCCTCAACGACTTCCCCAACACGGACTACTTGACCCGTCAGCGTTACCTGTTTACGGATCTCGATCTTCATGATCAGAGAGTGTTGTTACCGCGTGAGAAGCTCGCGCCGTGGCGAGCAGCGATGTCAACATCCTGCAGAGCAACAACTCGGACAGTGCCAGAGGTGCTGCCAGTGTAAGGATCAACCATGAGATCAAGACCAGAGAAGTAGGCAATGATCAGGTCGGAGAAGTTACCGAACCAGAGATCGTTGCTAGCAACTTGGTTGGAGATCACAGCGCGATAGCCGTTGACTTCACCGCCTTGCAGAATGAACTGAGCGGTGTTGCTTGCCTTCTCGGTGGTCTTCAGTGAACCTGCCATTGCAGAGTTCATCAGATAGACAGGGCTGCCGAGCAGTGCGTTAGCACCAGCAACGTCAGACTCCAGAGCCACAACCTCAGCGAAGGTAGGAGCGTTAGCTGCAAAGTCCTCGCTCAGAACACCAGTGGTGTCCTTCAGGCCCAGGGGCTGGTTAGAAGAACCAGAGCCATACAGACCGACGCGGTCGATTTCCAGAGCCAGCACACGAGCAAGGTCGGTGCGAACCATGTTCTCCACGTCGATGGAGGACTGGATCATCAGGCGACGGCTGAAGTCGGTGAAGGCGCCACAGGTCTTGGGCGTCAATGCGACCTGATCGATGGTCTGCTGGGACTCGGTGGGTGAGCCAGATTCAGCAACCCAGTAAGCGGTAGCAGCACCAGACTGACGGGGGATGTTGACGTTGCCAGAGAGGCCAGTCAGCACCGTTGCGCCAGCTTGATCCAGAGCGGAAGCGTTCCGCAGCAGATCAATGAAGTTGGCGGCATCCAGTTCGGTCTCGACGAGGTTGCCACCAGCGGTAGCAGTACCAACGTTCAAATCCCGCTTCATCACATCCGTGGGGATGGTGATACCGCGAGAGGCGCGACCCAGTTTTGCAGCCTGTGCTTCAGAGGCTTCAATCTCAAAAGCAGCAGCTTCGCGAGCAGTGCGATCGCCAGGGTTTGCCAGATAGTTAATGGCACGCAGGAAGGAGAAGCTGCGAGCCTCTTTCTGGGTCAGGCCGATCTCATCGCTAGCTTGAGCGACAGGCTTTTCGACGACAGCTTTACGCTCCAAAATTGCGGTGCGCAGCTCGTCGATTGAACGAGAGTTCATAAGGAATTCAGAGGCAAGTTCCTCTGCGTTATGACGCTTGCCAAGGGCAAACATTTCAGCGGCTTCCTTGGCCTTGGCCTCAACGGCCTCAGCGCGGATAGCCTCCACGTTGGGGGTAGTTTCCATGACGGAAGGTTCAGGTGTACTTGGTGCGGCTGAGACCGCGACCGTCTCCTCACTAGATGCAAGGGAACGGCCAATTCCAGCGCCTACGTTGTCTGCGGGGATTGAAACCATGCTGACCTCGTAAGGCTGGAAAGAGGTGGCTCGGTACGTCACAGGTGTGGTCGACCGATCCTCCTCCATGTCGTTAATTCTGTA